GATATGAGTAAAATCATAGCAAGTGCGCTTGCAATGTTTTTTGCAATGATAACATTTGCGAACGCACAAAATCTACCAGCTGGATCAGTTGGTACTGTTACAAATAATACGCCAAACACATGGCAAACATACACTTATACTTTCACACCATCTACATCTGGTGCAAATTACATTGGTTTTGCTTTCCGTCAAGATCCAGCTTTCTGGACTTTCGATAACGTAAGACTAACTGCCGCTGGTTCATCAACTAATCTATTGACCAATGGCTCATTTAACACTGGTGGTACATTCAGTGTTACAACTAACAACGGTCCTAGCTCTATGCAGGCACCGACTAACTGGGGCGTCTGGTACCAAAATGGAACATATCCTGCAGCAGCTGGTACCTGGACTGATATTGGGGGTGCTCATGGTGGGGTATGGTATGACGGAGCTGTTGGAACGTTCGATGGCATTTATCAAGGGGTGGTTCTTCAAGCAGGGACCAGTTACACAATTTCTTTTGAAGTTAGTGGGAACGGTACTTCTAACACTAGTTCTATTCAGCTTGGCGTTTATGGCGGCTCTTGCGCAACTGTAAATATTGCAGCTGATCAGTGTACTATCCCAGCAGCTGCTGGGTTTACTACATTAGCAACTCCTGCTCAAGGCGCTTCTGCTGGTTCGCCAACACCTCCTCCTGTTACTCTTGTAAGCACAACACCTGGAACACCAACAGCAGTAGTCACAACAACGTTGGGCGCTGCTACAACTGTTAACCGTGTTGTAGATCAAAGCAGACCTGACAGAGTTCGTTTTACTGTAACTAGAACAACAACTCCAATTACATCTCAGGCATTTACCAGAACAACTGTAACAACTCCACACAATGTTGAAACATATAGTGATGGTTCGACTGTTACAACCAATGGTAATCCAACAACATCATCAACAACTGGCACCAACGTAACAGTTGGTAACTCAACTGCACAAACAGCCACTGCATCATCTAACACTGTTAGAGACGCAATGGCAATCAATCGTTTCAATATGTTTACTGTTGACCCATTCTTCACAACAAATGGTGTATGGGCAACTCCAACTATGGCTTATGCAAAAGTTGGAGGCGATTATCGTAGCGGCGGTATAGCTGGTGGTTATCAGAAAACCAATGACAATAACACATTTGGTTTTGGTTTGAGTTACAACAGCGCAGCTGCTCACAATTACATTGGTGCTACCAATGAAAATAACAGCACAACTGGTACTGTTTATGCATTAACAAGACAAGAAAAGGTATGGGTAAAGGGCGCAGCTGGTTTCAGCTATTCTGCATATGAAACTACTACTTCTATACCACAGTTTGCTCTGGTTAATTCTAACAAATTCAAACAGAACAACTACTATGCAGACTTAACAGTATATACACCTGGAACATATAAAGGTATACGTCCATTGGCTGGTGTTATGCTTGTTAGATCAGATGTATATTCAACATCTGAGTATGGTTCTGCTATTCTTTCTACACTTCCACCAACAGGTGCAACAAATGAAGCCAGACCTTACGTTGGTTTCAGATATGATTACACTGATAATGTTGGAGTAGAAACAAGACTAACACGTTCTGCCGACTTTAAAACTGTAGCTCAGGTAAGAGGTTCAGTTAAGAAGGAAGTATATAAGAATGTGTTCATAGAAGCCACAGCTGGACTCGACAGAGGTTCTGAGTATACAGGGGCTGCGGGCACAATAGGTGTTAAAGTTAAGTTCTAAAAATTTCTAACACACGATCAACATAGTTGGAGCGCTCCTTGATAAACACTTGGGGCGCTTCATCATCTACAGCAATCAAAAGAACAATCTGTGGTACGGATATCTTATAGATCCATTCGAACATCATAGAATAAACAGTGGCTTGAAGGAAGTAACTTTCAATCCAGTCCTCCCTTTTTAATTTACGACTTGTTTTGAAATCAATGATGGATACTTTACCATCGAACTCAGCAACAAGGTCTGTACGTCCAGCACATCCCAGAGCCTTTGAATACAGGGCAAGCTCAACGCCCAATACATTATCACACCTCTGGTCCAGGATGTCCGCAATGGCTTTGAATGAGTCTACATTGACAGGCATTGCCTTCTTGTATATCTCAGACATATCTTCATTCATCACATAGCTTTCGGCAAGACTATGGATTGCTGTACCACGACGTGCTGCTTGAGTAGAGATTCGATTGGCTTCAGCTTCACCAACCTTTTTTCTCCACTCAAGCAACGCTGTCTTATCTAACTTCTCACTTAGTACCGTGGTAACAGACTTGAGAAATGTTACCCCATCTGGCAAAACATAATGTCTCTTGCCATCAATGTTCTCTGTTTTTAAATCAACAGAAGGTACGAGTAAGTGTTTGAAAGTTTTACGCGACAATTTTTAACCTATCTTTCATTATAATATATTCTTTGACCATTGCTGATCTAACGATATCATTCTGATCAAAATCAATAAATTTAAACGATTTCATTTTCTGAACGATTTTCATAAAATCTATAAGACCATTACGCTCATGGTCTCTGGTAAAATCTGACTGTCTGAAATCTCCACAGAATACAATCTTACAGTTCTTACCTATACGAGTGATGACTGAATCTAATTCGTGGAGCGTCATGTTTGCTATCTCGTCAACAATAATAATGCAATCATTGAGAGTAATGCCACGTATGAAAGAAGTACTGATAAATTCAACAAGACCACGGGATTTAAGGATTTCATATGAGTCTCCTCTGCCAAAAAGTTCTGAACAAATTGCATGATATGGAGATTCATACACCTTTGTCTTTTCTTTATTATTGCCAGGCAAGAAACCCATGTCTCTTGTAGGCACAACGCTTCGAACGATAATAACCTTTTTGTATTTACCCTCAGGCTTTATCACTTCTTTTAGTGCGAGGTATAAAGAAATAAAACTTTTTCCAGTACCAGCAATTCCATGTAACATAAGATTCATACCAGAGTCATATGATTCAAATGTTAATTTTTGATTTTCTGTCAAAGGAGTAATATGTTTAAGAGCAAGATTATTTCTCTGAACTGTTTCCTCTTTACTGGACTGTTGACGTTGGATTCTTTTTTGTTTTCTTGTCAATCTTTCAGTTATCATTTGCACTCTTTTTTAAAATGTGTTAATCGTGCTCCTTGAGACACCCTTTTGGGCTCCCGTTTTCATTTGTTTGAGCAGGTCTCTGAAGCCTTGATCGGGCTTACCCATACCTCTACCAGAGTGGATAAGAGGCGCACCATTAACAAGTTGCGTTACTTGTGGATTAGATTTCAAATATTCATCTAGAGCCGAGATACTCATAAAGTCCTCGTGCTCCTCGCCAGTGTCATTATTAAGAAACCTATACGTAGGCATTAAAGATCATCTTCCTCGAACTTTGAATAGTTCGCTTCGAATCCAGTTTCATCTTCTTCGTCTTCAAGTAGAGCCGAGATATCTTTGGTGCGTAAGGCTCGGTCTACTTGCTTTTGCTTTTTCTTTTCCAAGTAATTGCTTCGCTGGTCGAAATATTCTTCTTGGTCATCATAAGAATAATCGTTTTTACGAAACTTCTTAATTAACTGCTTGCTCATCGGGGATTAATCCTGGAAGTCCTTTGGTGACATGTTCGAGAGTGATGCCCTTGATGGGCTTTTTGTCTTTGATTAAACAAAGAAGTTCGGCATCCTTTGGTGAAACATTTTCAAGAAGCTGAACAAACATTGATTCGCGCTTTACTTGTGCAAGATTTTCATGAAATCCCTTGATGAAGTAAGTAAGCTTCTGTGCTTCTCTTACCAATACACCTTCTTGATCTTGAAGGTCATTAACCTTGTAGGGAGGAGCGCCTTCTGGCAGCTGCCAAACTACATTAGGATCATAACAAGCCTGAAGAATAATGCGTAGCGGCAAACTATCATTTGCTGCAATAGCATCAATCTTTTCCTGAGTTCTCTTGAGCTTTCCTACCTTCTCTAAGAACTCTGCCAATCCGATTTGCATATTAAAACTCCGATATATGTTGGGTTAAGTTTTTAAGTTTTTTCGCAATGAAATAATTCATCAGCTTAGAACGATCCCTGTTATCCTGGGCATCATAAGATTCTACAACCTTAGCACAGATTTCCTTGGGGATCATCTTAAGATCAATTAAATTTTTATTGCGCATGAAATTTTTAAACAATGGATGATCAGTTTTACCATCGAGACCAAGCTCGATAAGAGCATCCATTTTCTTTTGAGTTAGTGGCTTTTGACGCTCGCCAACAACAAAACAATTGTCAGAAGAAAGTATGTTAGGAACGCCATCGCCTGAGTCTCCTTTGAGAATATGTTCTTCTAGGTATCGATCTGGATCTGGGTGGCTCACCCACTTCTTGCGGGTAGGATCATACTGCTTCACATTTCCATATGTGTGGAGTTGGATAAAATCTTTATCACCAGATAAAATCAAAATCGTTTCAAATGGATTGACCCTCACAAGTGTGCTGATGATGTCATCCGCTTCAGCAGATTCGATATCAATCACACGGTAAGGGAAATATTCTTTAAGCTCTGCGCGAATTTTATTCAAGCATTCGAAGATGGCTTTCCAGTCCATCTCAGATGCTTCCTGACTCTTCTTGCGATTAGCCTTGTAGTAAGGGAAAGCTTGTTTGCGCCAGTAGTTGGTGTTGTCACATGCAATAACCATTTCACCATATTCATCTGCGAACTTTTGGCGGTATGAACGCAGGGAGTTGAGGATCATATGGCGAACCATATTTTCGTCTAGCTGAGCATTGGTATGGTTCCCAAGTTGCATCAACAGATTAGAAAGCATCACTTGATTCAAGTCAACAATAATCACATTTCACCTTTAGACTGTTTCACTTCTTTTCAATTCTAGATTAAGAGAGTCAGCGATTCTCAGTGCGCCGATTTCTTCTTTATCTTCAGCAAATACATTTTCAGATATCTGCTGGAATGGATGGTATATAGAATAGTGTTTACACATCATAGATCTCAAGGCTTCGACAATCAATGCCCCATCTTTTAAATCTGTAGACTCATCATCCGCAAGATGAAACCCAGCAACTTCTAACTGATTGAAGATCATTGGCGCGACCGTCGCGATTGTTTCTTGGATATGATAGTGTTTCATCATTTCCATTTTACTTTGGATGGATTCTATATCCTCTTGCATATTCATATTCTTTTTGGGAAACTGAATAACGTTGGATGTTTTTTCCATTATTTTTATTATACCTCGAATTTACAATAATGTCAAGCAATTATATTTAGGTTAACAGTAAGCTGACACACGACTTCCATACTCTGTGAAATTAAAGTCATAGATTTTACACTGGGTTCCATCAGTGATGGTTTCGATAACCTTTTGACGCTTATCTGGTGTCACATAGAAGATAAAGAACCCACCACCGCCAGCTCCGAGAAGTTTACCTCCAAGAGCACCAGCATTCAGAGCTCTGGAATATATCTCGTCGAAATAAACACTTGTGATAGAAGTTTCAACTGCTTTCTTATCCATCCATGCATCGTGGAGCAAAGCACCGAAATCATCTAGCTTATTTTCTTTCAAATACCTAGACGCTACATAAGCTTTGTCGCGAGAAGCTCTAACAAGAGCAAATTTGGTATCATCGTTCATAGCAGCTGCTTGTTTTTGTAGAATGGAGTTTGCGTTTCTATTACGTCCAGAGTAGACAAGAATCAATCTGTTTTCCAGATTGGACCAAAGATCTCTGTTATATGTAGCTGGTTTAATGTCGACGCTGCCATCTTTATTGAATTCAAAAAGATTCAACCCACCATAAGCAGCAGCATACTGATCCTGTTTACCAACTGGATATTTACAAAGATCTCTTTCAACATGATAAGCAGTTTGTGCTAGATATTCTCTGGACATCAAACCAGTATGCTGGTCTGGATTGGCAAGGCAATTCGTCAGTCCAACTGTAAATGCTGAGGATGATCCAAGACCAGAACCCTTGGCCAAAATATCCGCGATCGAAGCAACAGTAATTTCTTTATCGAAACCAAAGAACTTCAAGCTCTCGCGAGTAATAGCATGTTGCATTTGCTCTAGGTCTGGGTATTCCTCAATAGTATCATACATAATTTTAACACCCAGATGTGGAGTTCTGTGCATCATTACGTAGATATACTTATCGATTGTTACAGAAAGAGCTGCGCCCTTCTCCTTCTCAAAGAATGATGGCATGTCACTGCCACCACTGAAGAAGCTGATACGAAGTGGAGTTTTTGATAAGATCATGGCGTAGTCTTATAAACAAACTGAGGCTTGGGCTTGCCACGAGAAGCAACATCTGGATACTTTTCCAGCAGCTGCTTCAACATGATATCCCACTTACCCTTGATGAAGTTAATGTTATATCTTCCATCAACAAACGTCTTGTTGAATGCAATCATGTTTGTTTCTTCGCCGCTCTTGATAAGTTCGATAGCAGCATTGAGATGGTTGACGAACACATTAGCATGGGCATTCTTGTCTACCATATTACCCTGATACATAACATTCAATCCACCAGATGTTTCTGGCAGCGCAGCAGAGTTAGGATGAACGCATACCAATCCAGCTGACATAGCTTCGAGCATTGCTCGGCAGCTTGTTTCTGCCCAGATGCTAGGATAAGCAAAGATATGTGCTTGATTTAGATGTTCCTTGAGTGTTTCGTTAGGGACGAAACCATGGTATGTCATCTGGGGATGTTCGCGAACCTGATCATACAATGGTTCGAACTGCTTGTCAGCATCATCCCATCCATAAATTTTAAATGATGAGAACACATCGAGATGGATTTCAGGATGCCTTTCAGCCAGGAACTTAAACACTGGGATAAGGATTTCCAATCCACGCTGAGGAGTGGAAGTATAAACCAAACGAATTTT